TGTACCTGAGGTAAAATATCTGGCTCCTGAACCGTTGGTTAATTATAATGACCTTTCATTAACTAAATACCCAAATGTTCACTTTGTAGGAGATGCCCTTTCTGCAAGAGGTATTTCGGTATCGGGAGCTCACGGTACATTTGTTGCTGAAAACATTTTAAAAAATGAATAATATTTGGTTTTTTGGTGATTCATTTACTCATGGCACTGGCTGTAGACCAGAAGATGAGTATTATAAATTATATCCACCTAAAGATAATGATAAACTTTGGGTTGATATAGTATCTGAAAAATTAAATTTAAATCAAAAACGAAATCCTAAATATGGGATGGGTGCTAATCCTTATTTATTAAGTTTATTTATTAATGAAATACCTAATATGTTAAATAATGATATTGTTATAATATCTGACTCTAACCCAGATGGTGTATTAGCATATGATAAAAAAAGAAATAAAATAGGTAGCTTAAATTCCGGTACTTTTTTTGATAAAAAATATGGTAAAGAACAAAATCATCTCCACCAACAAACATCTTGGCATGATTATTTAGGTTGGAGTGATGATGAAAGTAAAATGGTTGCGGTAGATTATTCTAAAAAATATTTTGCCCCATACCAAGATAAATGGTCAGAATGGTATTTTAATCAAGTTAAATCATTATCAAAAGAATTAATTAATAGAAATATTAAAGTTTATTTTTGGTCTTATAAAGAATGGTTTTTAGGTAAATATAGTATAATAGCTGATATAGATGAAAATTTAAGTGATGGACATTTTAGTTGGTTAGGACATAAACAGTTTTCAACGTTTATACTTAATAAAATAAAACTTACAAAAAGCCTTGGAGAACAACAATAAATTACGTATATTATAGTATGGGAAAAAAACAAAACGAGTGGCCAGCAAGCCAAAGATTAAAAAAAGCAGACGGAACTATCGCTTATATTTGGGATGGTAAATTACATAACTGGGATGGACCAGCTTTAATTCCTGAAGGGAATGAAAAGAAAGCAGAATATCATTTATATGGTATTCAATACAGTAAAGAAGATCATAAAGAAGCAATTAGAAACCAAACAGGATTGCCTTGGTATAAACAACCAGCACCTAAAGGACAAAACCACAGGAATTAATATGAAAATAGGATTATGTGGCACAATGAGTGTAGGTAAAACAACATTGGTTAATGCCCTAAAACAATTACCAAAATTTAATAATTATAATTTTGCTACAGAACGTAGTAAATATTTAAATGGTTTAGGCATTCCATTAAATACGGATTCTACCCTAAAAGGACAAACAGTGTTTTTAGCTGAACGTTGTGCTGAATTAATGCATGATGATATTATTACAGATAGAACAATAATAGATGTAATGTCATTTACTCAAAATGCTAAGTCCATACCTTACCAAGATAAAGATAAATTTATAGAATATGCGAAAGAATTTATTAGAGAATATGATTACATTTTTTATATTTCTCCTGATGGCTTGCCTATTGAAGATAATGGAGTACGTGAAACAGATGAACACTATAGAGATGTTATAGATTTTACTATTACAAGTTTTATTAGAAAATATGCATACATGATGAAAAATGTAGAAACTATAAAAGGCACTACAGAAGAGCGAATTGAACAAATATTAAATGTTATTAATTCTTAACATATTTATAATAAAATCTAACTATAATGAGAAAATCTGAATTAAAATCGTTTATAAAAGAAAATATAATTGAAACTTTAACTGAAAAAATTGACTTTGATGAAGTTTTAACTTTAAGAGGTATAAAAGCTGATTTAGAAGATGAAATAGCTCAATTATACAGAGATATGGAGCAAGAAGCAGAACCAGAAGGTGGGGCAATTGCAGATAGATATGGTAATGAACTGAATAAATTAGAAGACCGTTTATATAAAGTTACAAAACAAATCCGTGACTACGATATGAACGAAGATATAGATGCAGACGATGATGATGCTAAAGCAATTAAAGCAGCTAAAGGTGCTAGAGGTAAATTTAAAAAATTAGATTTAGCAGTTAAAGCATTAAAAAATATAGAGACTGAAATGAAGTCATTAGCTCGTAAATATAGTTCAGGTGACGAAGCAGAAAAAGAAAGAATTAAAGATATTTTAAGAGTTAAAACTCCACAAAAGAAAGAGTTAGAATCACTAGTTGCAAAATTAGAAAAAGATGTTGTCTAAAGAAAGATTAATTACTTATAGTATAATTTTTATTCTACTAAGTACATTAATTTATTTTGTATTTTTAGGGGATGAAAAATATGTTGAAGATTATAATATTAAAATCGATGCTTTAGAAGCAAAAGTTGATTCATTGCATCATATAAATGATGATTTAGTATTTAAAATAGATACTTTAAATCAAGAAATTGTAAAATTAGACCTAGAAATTGGTCAACAAGATAAAAAGATTGTCACTTTAAAATATAAAGTAAATGAAAAAGTTAATTCCGTTGATAATTTTAATGACGATGAGCTTACAAGGTTTTTCACAGAACGATATAAACAAATCGATTCAATTAAAAAAACCAATAGCGAAACTCGTAATTAAAGATTTAATAACTGGTGACGGTGCTAAAGAAGAATTAAGTTTATTAAGTAAAAAATTAAACTTATTAGAAACAAAAATAGTTTTTAAAGATAGTGTTATACTAAATTTAAATAAAAGTGTTATAAATTTTGAATCCTTAATGCTTACCAGAACAAATCAACTAGCTTTATCACAAGAGCTGTCTTTAAAACTACAAACTGATTTAAAAAAACAAAAAGCAAAAACTAAACTATTTCAACTTGGAGGAGGAGCTGTATTAGTTGGAGGAATAGTTTTGTTATTAGCTAAATAATATGGGTCAAGATATAAAAAAAGTAATACGATCAGAATATTTAAAATGCGCCAAAGATCCAGTGCATTTTATGCGTAAATATTGTTATATACAACACCCACAAAGGGGCCGTATACAATTCAATTTATTCCCATTCCAAGAAAAGGTATTGTCGTTATTCCAGGATAATCCATATTCAATAGTATTAAAATCTAGACAATTAGGTTTATCTACCTTATCTGCAGGTTATTCTTTATGGCTAATGACATTCCATAAGGATAAAAATATTCTTTGTATTGCAACAAAACAAGAAACAGCTAAAAACATGGTTACAAAGGTAAAATTTATGTATGAAAATTTACCTTCATGGATTAAAATTAAAGCAGCTGAAAATAATAAATTAAACCTACGACTTGAAAATGGTTCTCAAATTAAAGCTACATCAGCTTCAAGTGATGCAGGTAGATCAGAAGCAGTATCATTACTATTAATTGATGAGGCGGCATTTATTGAAAATATTGGAGAAATTTGGGCATCAGCTCAACAAACACTAGCTACAGGTGGTGGTTGTATTGCTTTATCTACACCTTATGGTACAGGTAATTGGTTTCATCAAACCTGGACTCGAGCGGAGGCAGCAGAAAATGACTTTTTACCTATAAAATTACCATGGTTTGTACACCCAGAAAGAGATGAAGCTTGGAGAAAAAGACAAGATGAATTATTAGGTGATCCTAGAATGGCGGCACAAGAGTGTGATTGTGATTTTAGTACATCAGGTGATATAGTATTTTACCCAGAATATATAGAATATTATGAAAAATCTTTTATTAAAGATCCACTAGAAAGAAGAGGTAATGACCAAAACTTATGGGTTTGGGAACAAGCAGATTATTCAAGAAATTATATGGTAGTAGCTGATGTATCAAGAGGCGATGGTAAAGATTATTCTGCATTCCATGTTATAGACACAGAAACAAATGTACAAGTAGCTGAATATAAAGGACAAATTGGTACTAAAGAATACGGACACTTATTAGTTGGTATAGCTACAGAATATAATGAAGCAATGTTAGTAATAGAAAATGCTAATATTGGTTGGGCTACTATACAGGTAGTAATTGATAGAGCATATCAAAATCTTTACTATTCACAAAAGAGTGGAGAAGCCAATGTTAATTCGTATTTTGATAAATATCAAGACCATACAAAAATGGTTCCTGGATTTACTATGTCATCAAGAACACGACCTATGGTGATAGGTAAATTCCAAGAATATATTGGAGATAAAGGGGTTACGATACAGTCTAAAAGATTAATAGAAGAAATGAAAACATTTATATGGCGTAATGGAAGACCAGAAGCTCAGTCAGGGTACAATGATGACTTAGTTATGGCTTTTAGTATTGCTATGTATATCCGAGATACTGCCCTTAAATTTAGACAAAGAGGTATAGATCTCACAAGACAATCGCTGGAAAATATGCAAGTTAACAGAACAGCATATCAAGGCAGTTATGGTAATAATCAAAACGTTAAAAATCCATACCAAATAGACACAAATAATGGTAAAGAAAACATTGATTGGTTATTATAATAATATTTATAACAATAATAATATATAAACATGGCAAATACTAGTGTATTTTCAAGATTAAGAAGATTATTTTCAACTGATGTAGTAATACGAAATGTAGGAGGTGATCAAATCAAAACAATAGATTCAGGACACATCCAATCTAGTGGTGAGTATGAAACTAATGCTTTAGTTGATAGATTCAATAGAGTATATTCTACAGCTCCTTCCTCTTTATATGGAGCACAATTTAATTTAAATTACAATTATTTAAGACCTCAATTATACTCTGAATACGATATAATGGATCAAGATGCTATTATAGCTTCGGCATTAGATATTTTAGCTGATGAATCTACTCTTAAAAATGATATGGGAGAAGTACTTCAAATTAGAAGTTCAAATGAAGATATACAAAAAATTCTTTATAACTTATTTTATGATGTATTAAACGTTGAGTTTAATGCTTGGATGTGGATTAGACAAATGTGTAAATATGGTGATTTTTTCCTTAAAATGGAAATATCAGAAAAATTTGGTGTTTATAATGTTATACCTTACACTGCATACCACATTGAAAGAATGGAAGGCCAAAATTCTGAAAACCCATCAGAAGTAAGATTTAGATGGAACCCAGATGGATTTGCAGGTGGTTCTTATGGTTACTATAATGTACCTAATCAAAATGTTGATGATGATAGAGGAGGTATAGTATTTGATAATTATGAAATGGCTCACTTTAGATTTGTAGCTGATGTTAATTATCTTCCTTATGGTAGAGCTTATATCGAACCAGCTAGAAAATTATTTAAACAATATACATTAATGGAAGATGCGATGTTAATTCATAGAATTGCTCGTGCCCCAGAAAAAAGAATATTTTATGTAAATGTTGGAGCTATTCCTCCAAATGAAGTAGAAGCATTTATGCAAAAAACTATTTCAAGTATGAAACGTACTCCTATGATGGATGAAAAAACAGGTGAATATAACCTGA